GATCAAGTCGACTATCCGCATCCCGAACGTCCTGCTCACACTGGACAAATTCAGACATCGCTAGTCTACCACGATCCTGACTGACGACCTCTCGGCCGCCAGCAGGGTGAGAATCCCTTTCGGCATTCTCTGGTAGAGCTATCTTACTAAACATCAGTGTTAACTGACGAATAGCATAGATTGCCTCGATGTCTGGTTCATCCATAAGCGCACCACTGTCTGGACAGAAAACACGATCAAGGAACCCTTGCAGAAATGCAGGGCGCCCAGTAAGATGTCCCTTAGTTCTTGCGAACTTCGGAGCATCCCAAGGATCGACGAACCCTTGGTTCAGCCACTTTTCGGTAGCTTTGCCAAAGGACGCCAGGGTTACGGCAAGAAACCATAACCCCTCGTTTTCTGTCCGGCTCGTGACGGTTTTTACGTCGCGAGTGGCGCTTGTGCGGCATCGAACAGCCAATTCATTGGCTGTTCTGGACCAGAGTGATATCAGGCTTTTCATGTGGCCCCCCTTTCTATAGGGAGAATCACATCCTTAGCCTAGTAATTCGCAACCACTACAACAAACGATCTATGATCGCCGTTGAAATGGTTTCGATGAGCCTACCGACAATGGTTAGAGCGGCTATACCAGCCGCAATAGCCTTGGGAGACACATAGATACGAATATCTATGGGCTTCCCTTCATCGGCTAGAAACTCTTGTGGATCATGTCGAATTTCGACACGATTCACAGGCTTCAAGGCATCGTTTGGCGGCATCACCATGAGCAGAGGACCTAAACGCGTTTTAAACGTCTAGGTTTGTCTGGTTCAAGGTGGGGTAATCACGTTTTACTTTGATTCCCTTTAACTCAAGGATGCACCGGAACTCTTCCGAGTTTAGGTACTCCGTGAGAATGTCACCAATCAACACCACGAAGACTCGATATTGGACCTCAGTTAGAGGACCCAATTGATCGAAGAGCTTCTGGAGGTCATCATCGTTCACGACTCTCCACCTAGTAGCTTGGTGGGGAGCAGGTCGGTACCCGCGGCAAGCTGGTTCTTGAAGCCAGCGTACACTGCGAGTCCCTCCACGGCCGTATAGCCGGCCGGCGGGAGGTCAAAGACCATGTAAACTGACATGGACACTTTGACGTTCTCCGTCGGTCGGAACGGATCCGGGGCGACCTTGGACGTGTCGAGCCGCACCATCCTCCTGATACGCTTCCCATAGTTATGGGAAGCCAGAAGGCGGGTCAAGCCATCGCCACTAGTGTACTGACTTTCGTCCTCCCCCACACTTGTGCGGGGTAGGGAGATTGTCGAGCCACTGATGGTAATGGTCTGCGGATCGGCGAACGACATAGGCATCACTCCTAAGGAGATCTACTAGGTCTCCCTTTTGGCGTTTAACGTAGTGTAGCACTAACTACGGCCGCTCTGGGATAAACCCAAAGCGGCAGCAATGGCCAACTGCCTGGAACTTAATCCAGACCAGCTTAGGCCGAACCCAAAGGGATTTGCACGTATACGTTTCTTCGTAACATTCTGAAGAACGTATACACCAGGACGATCCGAGAAAGTATATCCCGTATCACCCTGGAACGTGTACGTGTCGGTAACACTTGCGTGTTCCATCATGTACCCGTATTGCAAAACCAGACCATCTTGTGCCCAGTCCTCCAAGTTGGAAATAACATCTCCAACCGGGACGAACCAGTCGACGGCCCAGCTCCAAGGGGCCAGGTTCCATAGAGTAGACGGTTTAATATCAAGACCAAATAGTTTGGCCTTGCTGATATGCTCCTCACCACTTGGCGTAAACGGCAAGTGGTAAGTAAAGCATCCAGAAAACCATCTCTCTATCAGCGTATCACGCTGTCGCAGAACCTGGCCTGTCAAACCGGGAGAAGACGCCCAAGCACCGGTGCTATAGCCTACTACGGCATTAACACCAGAGCTAAAGAGCGTAAACTCACGGTTCTTGTAGGTGGGAAAATCATATCTCCTGCGGACAGGCCTACCGGCATCGCGCTTATACTGTCGCATGACAGTATCTGCACGTACCATTGCTGCCATCGTTTTATTGATGTCAGCAAGCATAGGCTTCCACCCAAACTCAACGTTCAAATACTCAGAACCGGTCGCATGTAAATACGCCCGGCGAGTAGTTGACTCCCAAAGTTCGCGCCCAATTGTTGAAGGGGCGCCATCTTTGATGAGTTCGCTGAGAGCGGTGGCAAGGTCCGCAAGTGCATTGGTGGGTTTAACCGCCGCAATTGCCTTAGTTCCGTATTGCGTAATAGCTCCATCACTGGAGCTCGCATCCGGAGGCATCTGTGGCGAAGGACCAAACGGCAGTAAGTAACCGTTATACTTCTCGGTTCTTACAATGTCGAAGATCCTACTTCCTTTACTCCAAGATACCCTACCACCGTTCATCACGGCGGAGGTCTTGGAAGTATAGAAGTTCCCTCCAATGTCCCCGTTTTGAGAAGATTTACTTCTTCTTCTCCATCCGGGGTGATTTTCAGACACAGTTACCTGTGTCCCATGTGGTCCTAACGGCCTCGGAGCTTGGACACCGCTTGTAACATCAGGCGGTTGTCCTTGATACGAGTCCGATCTAGACCATTTGGCGCCAACAGCTCCCTGAAAGGGGACGCTGCGACGTCTAGTACTCATTTCTGAGTACCCACGGCACCAGAGCTCCTTGCGGTCCAGGGGTGTAACACCCCTATCTATCCTCAACACTATGTTCCTGCGAAGAAACATAGCATAGAGGAAGGATGTACTGCACTGCGCCAGAGGGCCCCACTACGGG